GGCGCAGCATCCGCCACCGGCTGGAGTGGCGCAGCATCCGCCACCGGCTGGAGTGGCGCAGCATCCGCCACCGGCGAGAGGGGCGCAGCATCCGCCACCGGCAAATACTGTGTGGCTATGACAACCGGATTTTTTGGCCGCGTTATGGGCGATATCGGCAACGCTATTGTCTGCGTAGAGCGTAGGGATAATGGAGAGATCGCCTCCATCCTTGCTGGCATCGTGGATGGTGAAACGCTGAAACCCGGCGTGTGGTACACCGTTAAGAACGGCCAATGGGTGGAGGTATAGGAATGAACCGACTGAAGGAACGGCGGTTGGCGCTGGGACTGACGCAGGAGGCGGTCAGCGGCATTCTGAAGCTGGCAGACCCCCGGATGGACGTGAGCATGGTGAGCCGGTTTGAAAACGGCGTGTGCCTGCCCACGGAGGAAGTCGCCGAGGCGCTGGAGGCGGCGCTGCGGGCCAGCAGGGCGTATCTGTTCGGCGAGGACGAGAAAGCGGAGACGCCCATGCGGACGGCGGAGACAGAGCGGATCGCCGGTCTGATCCCCAAGGGACGCAGGAACGCCATCAGCCGCGAGGATCTGGCGGCGGCGCTGCACACCACGGACCGGAAGATGCGCAAGGCCGTGGCCGAGGCAAAGAAGCAGGGCTTGATGATCTGCAACGACGGGGACGGGTACTACCAGAGTGACGAGCTGAGCGACCTGTGGCGGCAATACAGGCGGGAGACGGCGCGGGCTATGTCTATCCTCAAGGCGCGGAAGCCTATGCGGGAAGTGCTGAAAGCGGCTGGGAGGCCGGTATGAGAAGCGTAATGGAATACTGGGAGCCGGAAAGGCCGGCAGAACCGAAAGATTACAAGGTTCCGCGATGCCCGGTGTGCGGCGAGGAAACAGATACCCTGTACAAGAATATTTACGGCAAAACCGTTGGGTGCGATGTGTGCATCCGAACGGTTGACGCATGGGAGGAAAAGAAATGAGCTTGAGTTTATACCACATTGACCAGGCGCTGGAGGCGCTGATCGACCCGGAGACCGGTGAGCTGCTGGATTACGATGCTTTTGAGCAGTTGCAGATGGACAGGGAGCACAAGATCGAGAACATGGTGTGCTGGTCTAAGAGCCTTGACGCGGAGGCGAAAGCCATCCGGGACGAGGAAAAGGAGTTGGCGGAGCGCCGCCGAACGATGGAGCGCAAGCGTGACCGGCTGCTGGACTACGTTGACCGGGCGCTGGACGGGCACCCCTTCCAGACGGCAAGGTGTTCCGTTACCTACCGCAAGAGCACGGCGGTAGAGATCACCAACATGGAGGAGCTGGTGCGGTGGTGCATGGACAACGGCTATGACGGCAAGGTGACGTATGCCGCGCCCACGGTGTCCAAGAGCGACATCGCCCCGCTGCTGAAAGCCGGTGTTGCGGTGGACGGTGCAGAGATCGCCGAGCGGATAAACATGGGGGTGAAGTGATGGGACTGAATATCTATGGGAAACTGGCGGCAATCCAGCAGGAACTCAAAGCGCCAAAGGGGCAGTACAACAGCTTTGCTAAGTACAATTACCGCAGCTGCGAGGACATTCTGGAGGCGGTAAAGCCGCTGTGCATCAAGAACAATGCCACGCTGATATTGAATGACACGGTTCGTGAGATTTCCGGTCGGTTTTACGTTGTTGCTACGGCCACGCTTGCCGATCAGGAGAGCGACGGTGTTGTGGAAGCGGACGCATACGCCAGAGAGCCGCAGGACAAGAAGGGCATGGATGACAGCCAGATCACCGGCATGGCATCCAGCTACGCCAGGAAGTACGCGCTGAACGGGCTGTTCTGCATCGACGATACAAAGGACGCGGACACGGACGAGGTGAAGCGGCAGGAGCAGAAGCCTGTCAAAAAGGGCGAGGTCATCTGCGAGAGCTGCGGTATTCCCATCAAAGGAGTGACGTGCCAGGGCGTGAGGTATTCCCCGGATGACATCGCAGACAAGTCCATCGACAGATACGGCAAGCGCCTGTGCTGGGGCTGCATGAAGGCGGCCAACGCGGCAGAGAAGAACCATGCAGCAGATAACGGTTAACGGGTCGAGGTGGCAGCAGGACAGTGATGGCGCGTGGCTGGCGCTTCGTGTGAAGTCGCCGCAGACCGCGATGGACGTGTGCGACGCCATGAAGCCTGACAAGGAGTACAACGTGACTATCAAGGGCAAAGGCCGGAGCTTGGATGCCAACGCCTATTGCTGGGTGCTGCTGGACAGGCTGGCGGCACATTATGGCATCTCCAAGCAGGAGGTTTACCGGCAGGAGATACGGAACATCGGAGGCGTTAGCGATGTTCTGTGCCTGCGGGAAAAGGCTGCAGAGCCGTTTTGCAGGGCATGGGAGAGGAACGGGATCGGCTGGATGGCAGAGACGTTCCCCAGCAAGCTGAAGGGCTGCGTGACCGTGACAGTATGGTACGGCAGCAGCACCTACGACACGGAGCAGATGTCGCGGCTGATAGACGCCGTTGTGCAGGATTGTAAAAGCGCAGGGATTGAGACTATGACGCCGGAAGAGCTGGACGCGCTGGTGAACCGGTGGGGAGAGGTGAGTACATGAACAAGCTGCACATACAGCCCTGCTGGACGTGCAGGAAGTGCTATGGCGGCTGCAGCTGGTCGATGAAAGACCCGGAGCCGGTTCCCGGATGTGACGCTACTCCTACGGTGAAGAGAAAGGGAGGGCGCAAGGCGGGCATCATGCACAGCTACGCCATTCACAGCTGCCCGGAATACGAGTGGGACGGGACGGAGGAAGCGCATGGAGGGTAAGAGATGCTGGCGCTGTGGTGCTAACGGTGCGACAGATCCGCTGGACAGACACCACATTTTTGGAGCTTATAACCGCGGGAAAAGCGAGAAGTACGGTCTGGTGGTGTATTTGTGCCACAACAAATGCCACATCTTTGGTGAAAAGGCAGTTCACAACAATGCAGAGACAATGTTGAAGCTTCACCGCTTTGGGCAGCTAAAGGCCATGCAGGAGCAGGGCTGGACGGAAGAGGACTTCCGGCGAGAATTCGGAAAAAGTTACTTATAAGGAGATTTGATATGCTGAACAAGATTTTTGTCATGGGTAGATTGACCAGGGATCCCGAACTGCGGCGCACCAATAACGGTACCGCCGTTGCCAGCTTTGCACTGGCGGTAGACCGGGACTTTAAGAACGCAGACGGCACCAAAGAAACGGACTTCATCGACATTGTGGCGTGGCGCGGTACGGCGGAGTTTGCTTCCAAGTATTTTACCAAAGGCCGCATGGCGGTGGTGGAGGGCCGGCTGCAGATGCGTGACTGGCAGGACAAGAACGGAAACAACCGCAGAAGCGCCGAGATCGTGGCGGACAATATGTATTTTGGCGACAGCCGGAAGGACACGGACGCGCAGGGCACGTTTCCTCGGACGGACGGAAGGAGCCAGTTCGTGGAGATGGACGAGGATGACAGCGATCTGCCTTTCTAAGGGGGTGACGTGAATGGGCAAGATGCAGGAGGAGATCAAGGCATTGCGGCGGCAGAACACGCATTTGCAGAACGTGGTACAGCGGCAGCGGGAACGGCTGGCAGTCATAGACAAATATAGGCGTGCTATTGACGCGCATTACGCTGCATGCGCTATACAGTTTGGCGAGAAGCGCGAAGACTGCGACGTGTTATGGGGGTATCACTTGGAGATACCCGCTGAACTTGTGGAGAAAGGCAAGACTTACACAGTAAATTACGGCTTTGATCCAGAGCGGATTATGTACATTATTGGCGCATACCCGAAGGAGTGAGACCTATGGGAAAGTGCTACGTGAAAGCCTACTATGACTGGATAGAGCAGACAGCGGCGCTGTCCGATGCAGAGCGAGGCCGTCTTTTTATCGCCATTCTGGAGTACGCAAGAACAGGCATCCCGCCGGAGTTGGAGGGTGCGGAAAGCATACTGTTTCCGGTGTTCCGGACGATGCTGGACAGGGACGATGAGCTTTCCGCTGAACGGTCAAGGAACGGGGCGAAAGGTGGCAAGCAAACGCAAGCAAGCGCAAGCAAAATCAAGCAAACCGAAGCAAACGCAAATGACCCCAAGCCTACTAAGACAAAGAAAGAAGACAAAGACAAAGACTTATTCCCACCTGACGGTGGGAGTACGCGCGCGAAGCGCTTTACCCCACCCACACTGGCAGAGGTTCAGTCCTACGTGGCTGAACGCCATTCGGCGGTAGATCCGCAGGGCTTTATCGACTTCTACGAAGCGAAGGGCTGGATGGTTGGCAAGACCCCCATGAAAGACTGGAAAGCGGCTTGCCGAAATGCTGAGAAGTGGGAACGGTGGGGATATGCCCCTGCTGCACCTGTCGGCAAAACCGCCGGTGCACGTGATGCCTGGATGGGCAAGTACATCAAGGGGGCGAAGCCATGAACGCGGGCATCTGGAAGATCGCCACGGCGAAGCTGTGCGGACAGTGCATCCGGGACATGGAGGACGAGTACATCTTCTCCCCCATGTGGCGGCGGACGCTGGGCGGCAAGTGCGAACGGTGCGGTGAAAACCGCGTCGTCCATGAGGTGCAGTACACGATGAACAAACGAGGGCTGGAGAAAAGAGGGAAACTGAATGGGCCTGATGAGTAACGATCTGGCGCGGCTTAGTCCTGCGGCGCAGAAGCAGGTCATGGAGAAGATGCGGAAACCGGGAAAGTACAAGGCGCAGAAGACCAAGCGCGGAAAGCTGACCTTTGACAGCAAGAAGGAGGCGGAGCGCTACGACGCGCTGATGCTTCTGAAAAAGGCCGGGGAGATACGTGGGCTGAAATTGCAGGTGCGGTATTGCTTGCAAGAGGCGTACACGACGTTTGAGGGCGACAAGGTAAAAAGTATCGACTACATCGCGGACTTCGTGTACGAGCGCAGAACGGCTCCTGACAGCTACGGCCAGCGGTACTGGCTGCCGGTGGTGGAGGACGTGAAGGGGTATAAAGATCCGAGTAGTGCTGCGTATAGGGTGTTTTCCATGAAAGCAAAGCTGTTCCGTAGTAGGTACGGGTTTGCCATACGGGAGGTGTGACGTGGAGCGCACAAACCAGCCGCTGACGAATGAGGCGGCGAAGAAACTGATGGCGCTGGACGTGCAGGATAAGGAGATACTGACCTACGAAAAGCTGGACGAGTGGTACACCGCATGGGGCGGGCAGTGCTATGTCAGTTTCTCCGGCGGAAAGGACAGCACAGTGCTGGCGTATCTGGCGGCGCGGTACCTGTCGAGCTTCAGGACACCGCCGTGGGAGCTGAATCTGGTGTTTGTGAACACTGGGTTGGAGTATCCGGAGATACAGAAGTTCGTCAATGAGTACGCCGACTGGCTGCGGAGGGAGTTTCCCCGCGTGACCGTCAACCTCCACCGTCTGCGTCCGAAGATGAACATCCGGCAGGTGGTGACGAAGTACGGGTACAGCATTATCGGTAAAGACGTAGCGCACCGGATAGAAACCGCGCGGCGTTCACCAGATAGCCGAAGTATGAAGCTATTGCGTGGGGAAGTCTTACGCGCCGATGGGGAAAAGAGTATGTACAACTGTGAAAAGTGGGAGTATTTGCTTTCGGCTCCATTTCTCATATCAGACAAGTGTTGTGAAATTATGAAAAAGTTTCCATCAAAAAGCTATGAGCACCGAGCGGATGTCAAACCCACGACGGAAACAATGGCGGAGGAAAGTCTTTTGCGGATGCAAAAATGGCGCGAAACTGGCTGCAACGCCTTTGAAGGAAAGCGCCCCTTATCTAAGCCCATGAGTTTCTGGGCGGAGCAGGATGTGCTGCGGTTTATCGTGGAGCGTGGGCTACCCTACGCCAGCGTGTATGGCGACATCGTAGCCAGCGACGGCGAGAACGACTACGGCGCGACGCTGATCGACTGCAATCTGCACTGCACGGGATGCCAACGCACGGGCTGCATGTTCTGTGGATTTGGAAGTCATCTCGAAAAAGGCACAAACCGATTTGAACGCATGAAGCTGACGCACCCGAAGCACTATGCGTTCTGCATCGGCGGTGGTGCGTTTGACACGGATGGGCTGTGGAAGCCTACCAAAGACGGCCTCGGTTATGCGCGGGTGCTGGACTACATCGGAGTGAGGTATTGAGATGGGCAAGCAGCATTTGAGCAGGGACGACCGCATCTTTATGCGGGGCAAACTGCAAGGCACACGGGAGAACATGGACATGGTGGCGATGGTGCTCATAGACAAATGCGGCTGGCACGTCTTTGAGGAGACAGCGGACAGCCGGGACACCCACAGCATCGCGTATCTGTACGAGTGCCTGGAGAAGCTGGCAGAGGAGATCAACGAGGGCCGCATCAAGCGCAAGCACATCAAGGACGTGCTGAAGGACGAGTGCGGCGTGGTGTTTGGAGATTGATGGAATGAAAATACTGATCGGCGGAAGCCCCTGCACACATTGGAGTATCGCACAGACCAAGAACCGCGAAACCGAGGCCAGCGGCGTCGGCTGGGAGTTGTTTCTGAATTACCGCATCGCGCGGGACAAGTACCAGCCGGACTATTTCCTCTATGAGAATAACAAATCCATGTCCTCCGCAATCCGGGCGCAGATCACGGCGGAGCTGGGCGTGGAACCCGTGCTTATCAACTCCGCGCTGGTGAGCGCGCAGAACCGCCAACGGCTCTACTGGGCCGGAAAGCGAAACCCCGACGGTACATACAGCTAGGTGCCGGTCGAGCTGCCAGCGGACCGGGGCATCCTGCTTCGGGACATTTTGGAGACTGGCTTCCCGCTGCGCGAGAAAGGCTACGCGCTTCAAACAGGACACGGCGCTACGGCGGAAGACGCTATTGCACGCAGACAGCGGAACGCCGTGGCGGAGCCTGTTGCCATTAAGCCGCTGACTGAAAAAGAGATGGAATACATGGTGCGCGAGACCAAGGACGGGCGCAATCATTTCGACTTCGATTATTTTCACGACGCCACCAAGGACAAGAGCGCTTGCGTGACGGCGAACACCCACAAGGGCGTCCCATATAATGTGCTGGTCGAGCCGATAATCGTCAATGGAACGAAAAACGGAAAGTCACGAACCGTTGACGCGCACATGGGAAATCTCGAAAACAACCTTGTACCGAGGATAAACAATCCGAACCCAGCAAAGCAACAATATGACTGCATAGCCGAGCCGGTACGCATCGGCACCATCGAGAATGACGCGAAGAACCCGGACCATGACAGCCAGCAGTACCGCGTCTATTCGCCGGACGGAAAGAGCGTGACGCTCTGCGGCAACGGCGGAGGGCTGGGTGCCAAGACGGGCCTTTATGCAACGCCAATCACTCCTCCCATGCAGGTGAACGAGGCGACGAAGCTGGGGTACACAGTCATTCAGCCGGGCGAGTGTGTGGACCTTGCCATGCCGCAGAGCAAGACGCGGCGGGGCCGGGCCATGAAGGACAAGACGAATTGCCTGACGACCTCGTGCGATTTTTACGAATACTGCGGGACCCTGGACGCGCCGATCTATCAGGTGCGCGACGGAATGATCACGGTCAAAGGGCAAGAGTACCCTATCAAGCTGAGGGACGGCTGCTACATCATCCGCAAGCTGACGGTCCGCGAGTGTATGCGCCTCCAAACGGTGCCGGAGACCTACGTTTTCCCCGTAAGCCCCAGCCAAGCCTACAAAATGCTGGGCAACGGCTGGACCGTGGATGTGATTGCCCACATTATGAGCCATTTTACCGGGCTGACGGAGGAGCCGGTGGAAGTGCTTTCTATGTACGACGGTATGAGCTGCGGGCATATTGCATTGGAAAAGATGGGTGTGAATGTTACAACATACTATGCAACCGAGATCGACAAATACGCCGTACAGACCACACAGCACAATTACCCGGACACCATGCAACTGGGCGACGCTTTCCAAGTACGAAAGGAGGATTGGGTGCTATGACAAGAGACGAGATCGTGACCGCGCTGCGGTGCTGCGGGGGAGACGGTTGCGAAGGATGCCCATACACTGAAACTTTTGCCGTAGACGACGAGAAATGTATCGGGGAAGCGATGGGATACGCCGCTGACCTGATCGAGAACCAGCAGCGGCACATCGAGGCACTGATGAAAGCCAACGACAGCCTGAAGGACGCCATTGCACGGCGGGATAAGCAGATAGAGGACATGAAGCAGGGCATGGCACAGCTGGCAAAGGCTGTGGCGGTGAAGGAGGAGAACAATGGAACGACTGACTGTACCTGATGTGCGGGTGGATGAACACACTACCCGCAGGAGCATAATCGACGGGAACGCTGTGAGAGAACACGCGATGGAGATTTATTGGCGGCTAAAAGACTACGAGGATACGGGGCTGACGCCGGGAGACATCAAGGAATTGCTTGACGTGGCTTTGTCGAAAACAGACAAGGTTTTGCGGCTTAAAGAAGAATTGCACACCATAAAGAACGAGCTATGCCAACACTGCGGGAAGTACAAACAAGCACACGAAGGCGCCTGTGACGGGTGCAGATGGAGGGAAATGTGATGGATGCTATTAAGTTTGTAAAGGAATATCTGCGTATGTGCGGCAAATTTTCTGGCTGTGAGGAATGTCCTGCATTTATGACTGACTTTTGCACGGTAAATGTGGAGGAGCAATCGCAGGAAACAGCGGGAGAAGTGGTGAGGGTCGTCGAGGAGTGGTCTGCTGCACACCAGCGCAAGACGCGGCAGAGCGTTTTTCTGGAGCAGTATCCTCAGGCTGATATTGATAACACCGGGCTTTTGATCTTGTGCCCTAAGCGTATTTCTGCTGATATACGGGTTACAGCCGATTGTTTGCGCCAGGGGTGCTCCGATTGCCGCCGCGAGTTCTGGATGCAGGAGGTAGAGTGATGGCCGAATTGAAACATTGCCCGTTCTGCGGAGGTACAAAACTCAAGATAGAACGAAAGTCGAGGCTTGCCGGGTGGAATGGTCTTGACATGCGCGTAGAAATGCACACCTACTCTGTCCGATGCAACACCTGCCACGCACGTGGTGGCGCTGTTGGTGGTCGCGTTATGAATGACCCGTGGCCACTCTGCGCTCAGCTTCCCGACTGGGGTACGACGGACAAAACTCTGGAAGCAAAAGCAACCGAGGCATGGAACAGGAGGGCTGACAATGGCTGACCAAATGCAGTTATATGACACATCGGAGAAACAATCAAGTAACAACACAGGTAAAGCTAAGCGGAAGTGGGAAAATGGTTTCCAGAGATGGAGCGACCGGCACAGTGCAGATGGTGGTAGCTCTTTTGGGTGCTGTGGATTCGGCAGTATGTGTGACTATTGTGAGGATAATTCGTATGGACGCCCGTGTGTCAGGTCGCTGAACGCCATGATCCGCGAAAAGCGTCTGAAAATCGATTACGAAAAGACTGGCTATGAAGAAGTGTGGGAGGGGATTTTTGACAATGGCTGAATACATTGATAAAAACGCCACCGTTGGCATTTTGGAGGCCATGAGCAGAAGCGCCGACTGTGAGTGTATTAAAAAACGGCTTGAAAAGGCAGCGAAACGAGTAAGCGCAATCCCCGCCGCTGATGTTGCCCCGGTGGTGCAGTGTAATGACTGCAAGCATAGCTGGGAGGATATAAGCGGGTTGTGTTGCTCGCATGGGGTTTGCGTTGACCTTAATGTGCCGGGTGATTTTTATTGTGCTTATGGAAAAAGAAAGGAAAAAGGTGAAAAGTGATGTCTTGGTGGAACGCAAAATACACGAACGGCAACGGGGACAACAAAATCACTTTTGGTAGCAAATATTACGAGAGGGCAAAGGCGGTTGAAAAGGTATGTCAGGCCGTGATTGATAAAAAAGTCAAAACGCCGGACGATGTGGCGGTAGTGGTACGCTGCAAGGACTGCAAGCACTACGACATGGGCGTATGCCTTAAAATCTACTCGGACGGAAACGTGCATCCAGAGGCGTGGCAGAGCCGCAAGCCGGAGGACTTCTGCTCCTACGGCGAACGAAAGGACAAGGCAGATGCAGAAGGGTGACACGATCCGGGCGCGGTTTATGACGCTGCCGAGTGAGTACCCCGGCTCCGGTGCCAACGATGAAAAGCGGTTCCCTGTCCGCAAGGGCACGGTGGTGTATGTGCATCCGAAGGGGCGGTACATCGTGGCGGAGTGCGGCGGGGTAAGAGAGACATTCTTCCCGGAGGAGGTGGGAGGGTGAAAGAGCAGACGGTTGAATACTTGAGGCTGTACTTTGAGTGCGGCTGGCGCATGAGCGCGATTGCGCGGCATTTTGGTGTAAGCACATCCACTGTATCTCGCTGTATATCCAGAGCAGAACGGCGCGAGTGCCCTTTTGCTAAAAACTGCCGGTACTGCCCGCTGAAAGAATGTGCGATAAAAGAAGAGTATGCACCGTATGTAAACGCAGAAATTAGGTGATGTTGCACAACGAAATGCAACAACAAAAAAAGATGTGATAACGTGGGGGTGCAGGGGCGAACTCTGCATCTCCATTCTTTTTCTTTTCCCCCTTCTTTTCCTGATGGGCGGGGCTTCGGCTCCGCCCGGAGGGAGCAATATGCAGGCAGAAGCTGGGTGGATACAGCTCCGATATGAAGAATTTTCGGGTTCGCAAGTTCAAATCTTGCTGTCTGCACCATAGGCGCGGCCCCTTGCCTCGCAGCCGCACGGAGCGTAAGCCTGCGGAAGTGGTCTTTCCTGTGCGCTGTACGAAAGCGGCAGGACGAATAATAATTATTTGGCTGGCTCCGGCTGTGAATGAAGAAACGGATGCGACCGACGTACCGGCGCAGGGCTGAAAAGTCCGTGGTTGGTTCGGGTGCCGGCGTGCCGAAAGAAATCCGAGGCGTGGATGCGGTGTGGTGGCGGTTGTCTTAGGACAAAGCCGCTGTGTAGGACAGTATGGATGCGTGGTGGCACCCGACCGATTGTGTAAAACAACAGGCGATGCGCTGGCAGACCGCTGTAAGGGATGCGGCCCAAATAGTCTGCTTACATAAAACAGGACTTCCCGCACCTCTTAAAAATGTGACCCAGGGGAGACATGGAATACAGGCGAGGCGAAAGCCGGGGAAGGACGCGGCAATGACAAAGGCCAGTTGTGGGAGGCCGGTGCGTCAGACAAGGAAGGAAGTGAGCAAAATGGCAAAGGTAGGATGCCCGAGAAAATACCAAAGCGTCAAGCAAATGCAGAAAGCCATTGACGCTTACTTTGAGAGCTGCAAGGGAGAACCTATTATTGGCGATGATGGACAGCCCATTATGGACAAATACGGCAACGTCATCCTGATAGGGCAGAAGCCGCCCACGATAACGGGGCTTGCGTTGGCGTTGGGGTTTACGGGCAGACAAGCGCTACTTGACTATCAGGCGAGGCCTGAGTTTACGGACACGGTCACGCGCGCGAAGTCCATGTGCGAGGAATACGCAGAGGCGCGGCTGTATGACCGTGACGGCGCGAACGGCGCGAAGTTTAGTTTGAGCTGCAATTTCGGGTGGCGAGAAGTCAACGAGACAAAGATAAGCACAGATGCAGTCAAGGTGATAATTGATGTCTGACATTCGCCTGTCTGAAAAAATCGGCTCTGCGTTTTACGACGTGGCGCATGACGTGTTCCACCACGGTCACACGCACTACGATTTCAGCGGTGGGCGCGGCTCACTGAAGTCCTCCACGGTGTCTGTACTCGTCCCCCTGCTGCTGATAAACAATCCGGGCACGCACGCTCTGGTGCTGCGTAAAGTGGCAAACACCATCCGTGACAGCGTGTACGCGCAGTATATCTGGGCAATCGGTGAACTGGGCATGGCGGCGTATTGGGAAGCAAAGGTTTCCCCGATGGAGCTGATCTACAAGCCTACCGGCCAGAAAATCATGTTCCGGGGCGCTGACGATCCCATGAAAATCAAGTCTATCAAGGTGCCGTTTGGCTACATTGCCGTGACGCACTTTGAAGAAAAAGACCAGTTTGCCGGTCGCGCCGAGATACGAACGATTTTGCAGTCCACGATGCGCGGTGGTTCAAAGTATTGGAACTTTGAAAGCTACAACCCGCCGATAAGCCGCGATAACTGGGCGAACAAGGACAGCCTGGAAGAACGCACAGACAGGCTGTGCCACAAGTCAACGTATCTGCAAGCGCCGCCTGAATGGCTGGGTGAGCAGTTTTTAGCGGAGGCGGAACATCTCAAGGCCACGGACGAGAGAGCGTACCAGCATGAGTATTTAGGCATCCCTGTGGGTACGGGCGGCAACGTGTTTGACAATCTTGAGCTGCGGGAGATCACCGACGAGGAGATTGCGCAATTTGATAGGATTTACCAGGGCGTGGACTGGGGTTGGTTCCCGGATCCGTTTGCTTTTATCCGGCTGCACTACGACCGTGCGAGGGAAACTATCTACCTGATGGACGAGATATACCAAAACAAGCTCACAAATGAGGCAAGCGGGAACATCATCATCCAGCGCGGGTACAAAGACGCTTACATCACTTGCGACAGCGCGGAGCCTAAGAGTGTAACGGATTACCGCGCTATGGGCCTTCAGGCAAAAGCATCGGTCAAAGGCCCAGGCTCTGTTGACTACGGCATGAAGTGGTTGCAACGGCGCAAGATCGTCATTGACCGGAAACGTACGCCAAACGCATACAACGAGTTTGTGAATTACGAATACGACCGAAACAAAGACGGAGATATTATCAGCGGCTACCCGGATGAGAATAACCACTTGATAGATGCTACCCGGTACGCCGTTGAGCGCATTTCCCGTCGGATGGGAGTTATTGCATGAGTAACGCGGTTATCATCAAACTGAATGAACTGGGATATACCACCATCCCCGACAGCTTCTACAGCAAAGTGTGCGAGTGGAAAAGCTGGTATCAGGGCGACGTTAAAGGCTTTCACAACTACACTGTGCAGAACGGTGAGCGACAGGTGAAGTGTAGGCGCTACTCCCTTGGCATGGGGAAAAAGCTGTGCGAGGATTGGGCTAATCTCTTGATGAACGAGAAAGTCCAAATCACACTTGAGGGTCAGAAAGAGCAGGACTTTATTGACCTGGTGCTGACGGAAAACAACTTCACCGTCAAGGCAAACGAGATGCAAGAGATGAAGTCTGCACTGGGCACTGTGGCCTATGTTCCCCGCGTCATTGGGCAGGAGATCAGCGAAAGCGGGGATATTGTACCAGGCAACGCATCAGGTATTGTGCTGGACTATGTGACCATCGAGAACATTTACCCGCTGTCCTGGCAGAATGGATATATCAGCGAGTGCGCGTTTTCTTCCGAAGTCACACGGGGCGGTAAAGATTATCTGTACTTGCAGATACACCGGCGTGAGGACAACGGCAACTATGTCATTGAGAACCGCATCTATCGGTATGACAATGAGCAGCTGGCGGACGAACAGCTTGTTAATGTTAAGGGTTTTGAGAACATTCCGCCTGTGGTGCACACGGGTAGCGACAAGCGGCAGTTTGTCATTGACCGGCCTAACATAGCAAACAACGTCAACTATCTGCTGCCGACCGGTATCGCAATCTACGCCAATGCTATTGACGTATTGCAGGGCGTGGATATTGCCTATGACAGCTACGTTAACGAGTTCAAGCTTGGCAAAAAGCGCATCATGGTCAAGCCGTCTGCGGCGCAGTATCTTGACGGCACCCCTGCTTTTGACCCTGACGATGTGGTGTTTTACGTCATGCCGGAGGATACAGAAGACGGCGCAGTTGTAACACCAATTGACATGACGCTGCGGACGGCGGAGCACAACACCGGAATTCAGGATCAGCTCAATATCCTTTCCAGCAAGTGCGGCTTCGGTGAGACCTATTACCGCTTTGACGGTGGCAGCGTAGCAACTGCCACACAGGTCATCAGCGAAAACTCTACCATGTTCCGCACCATCAAAAAGATGGAGATCGTTCTGGAGCAGGCATTGGTGGAGCTGTGTCGCATTTTGCTTCGGATGGGCAACACAGCCATGAACGCTGGACTAAATGAGGATGTGGAGATCTCCATTGACTTTGATGACAGCATCATTGAGGACAAGCAAACCGACTTTTCCCGCGATATGCAGCTTCTCAGTGCGGGCATTATGAACGATTGGGAGTTCCGCATGCGGTGGATGAACGAGGACGAGGCGACCGCAAAGGCGGCGCTGCCGAAGATGCAGGACATGACCACGGAACAGCAGAAAGAAGTGGAGTGAGGTGACGGGCAGTGCCGAAATACCCATTCACCCCCGAACTGCTGGATGCCATGCCCGAGGAACTGGCAGAGCTGTACCGTGGGCTTGAGGATACGCTGCTGACGGAGATATGCTCCCGGCTGAAGCTGCGGGACGAGCTGAACGAGGTTACGGTGCAGGACATCAAGGCGCTGCGGGCACATGGCATCGATCTGAAAGAGATTGAAAAGGCTATACGCCAGACCACCGGCATCAGCGAAAAAAAGCTGAATGAGCTGATAGACGATGTGGTGAAGCGCAACCAAAAGTATTACACCGAGGTCATAGACCTTGCCCGTGTAACACAGCCTGACGTGCTGGTGAATGCGACCACCATTGACGCAATCAGACGGCAGACGCAGGACGTGTTCCGCAACATCACCGCATCAATGGGCTTTTTGGTAGACGCGGGGCGCACAATGCTCCCCCCGGCAAAGGCTTACCAGTGGGCGTTAGACGCGGCTACGTTGAAAGTAGAAAGCGGGGTCATTTCTTATGGGCAAGCCATTAAAGACGCCGTTAGGGAGCTTGCAAGCGGTGGCCTGCGGGTGGTGGACTATGAGAGCGGACACCGTGACCATGTAGACGTAGCTGCCCGCCGTGCAGTAATGACAGGCGTATCGCAGATGTGCAGTAAGTACACGGAGCAAGCGGCGGAATACCTGGAAACGCCGTATTATGAAGTGTCTGCCCACTCCGGGGCGCGTGATGTACCAGGGCGGTCACCGTGGGCATCTCACAAAGAGTGGCAGGGCAAAGTGTATTCCACCCGCAGCGGCGACATCTACCCGAACATCTACGAGGTTTGCGGCCTGGGTGCTGTGGATGGTCTGGAAGGAGCCAACTGCCGCCACCGCCGCAACGTTTGGGTTGAGGGCGTAAGCGAACGTACCTACACAGACGAACAGCTTGCCCACATTGACGATGGGCTGGGCTGTACGTTTGAGGGCAAGACTTATACGGCATACGAAGCCACGCAGGAGCAGCGCAAGGTGGAGCGCACCATACGCAAGCTCAAGCGTGAGAAAACAGCGTACAGCGCCGCAGGGCTGACAGACGAAGAACAGGCCGTAAATATCAAACTGCGCCGCCTGAATGCAAAGTACAAGGCGTTCAGCAAGGCGGCGGGGCTGCCGGAGCAGCGGGAAAGGATGAAGGTGCTGTATTGATCGACAACGAAGTCATACAGGCTATCGAAGCCATTTTGAAGCGCGGCAACAACGCAGAAGTGCGGCGAAAGGGTGACGGCGTTATCGTGCTGGAAGTCCAAAAGAAAATCAAATATCAATCCCCGGTGTAATCGGGCACCGGGAAGGGCAATAGGAGCCAAGCAGTACGCAGATCATGCGTGGTGTTTGGCTCTTTGTTTTCAGTAAAAACCGCTGATGCGGATTTTATACAAAAATTGGCTATCTGCAAGCCTAAAAGTGCAGGCGGGGCGGTCACGGCAACGACCTAAAAAGCCTATCCCGTAAGGAGTTGAACATGAAGAAAGAAGAGCTGTTGAACATCGGCCTGACGGAAGAGCAGGCGGACAAGGTTTTTGCCATGAACGGCAAGGACATCGAGAAGCACAAGAAAGCCGCAGAAGACGCAAAGGCGGACAAGGACGCGCTGGAGCAGCAGGTCGCAGACCGGGATAAGGACATCGCTGAGCTGAAAAAGACCAGCGGTGACGCTGCCAAAATCCAAGAAAAGCTGGATGAGCTGCAGGGCAAGTACGACAAGGAAACCGAAGCGTACAAAGCACAGCTTGCACAGCGGGATTATCAGACCGCCATTGATAAGGCGATTGCCGACAGCGGCGTGAAGTTTTCCTCCAAGTCTGCGGAAAAGGCTTTCCGCGCGGGTATCGGAGACAGCAAGCTCGAAATGAAGGACGGCGCTTTGGACGGGTTCGACAAGTATCTGGAAAAGGCAAAGTCCGAGGATCCCAGCGCATTTGTAAAGGCTGGCGCTCGCGTTGACACGCAGGGTTCGCTTGAGGGCGGCACTCGTGAAACAAAGCCTACGTCTTTGCGGGGTGCGCTCCACGAAAAATACGACAAGTAAAGGAGACAATGACACATGGCTATTACTCTTGCTGAAGCTAAGGTCGGCATGGCCGACAAGGTCGATCAGATGATCGTCGACGAATTTCGCCGCAGTTCTCTGCTGCTGGACAGACTGGTGTTTGATAACGCCATCTCTCCGGGCACTGGTGGTTCCACCCTGACCTACGGCTACATTCAGCTGAACACCCCCTCCACCGCCGCTGTTCGTGCAATCAACAGCGAGTACACCGCCAACGAAGCCAAGCGCGTTGAGAAGACCGCAAAGGCCATCATCATGGGCGGTTCCTTCTCCGTTGACCGTGTGCTGCAGAATACCTCCGGCGCTGTGGATGAGCTGGCGTTCCAGGCGCAGCAGAAGATCAAGGCGACCAGCAACTACTTCCATAACCTGGTCATCAACGGCACCTCCGCCGCTACCGGTGCTGGTTATGTGACCGGCACCTTTGACGGTCTGAAGAAGCTGCTGTCCGGCACTTCCACGGAGATGTCCTCCGGCATCAACCTGTCCACCTCTGCTCTGCTGGATAGCAACGCCAACGCGTTCATTGACCAGCTGGATCAGCTGGTGCACACCATCGACGGTGACACCACCATGCTGATGATGAACAGCGATATGCTGATGAAGGTCCGGTCCTGCGCGCGCCGTGCCGGTTACTACGAGCGTACAAAGAACGACTTTGGCCAGGTGGTGGAGACCTTTGCCGGTATCCCCCTGATGGACATGGGCAAGTACTACAACGGTACTTCCTCTGTGGACGTTATCGGCACTTCTGCCGCTACCGCTGCCGCCGACGGCACCACCAGCATCTACGCGGTGAGTATCGGGCTGGACGGCTTCCACGGCATTTCCCCCACCGGCAACAGCGTCATTTCCAGCTATATGCCCGACATGAACGCCCCCGGTGCCGTAAAGACCGGCGAGGTCGAGCTGGTGGCCGGCGTGGTGCTGAAGAACACCCTCAAGGCCGCTGTGCTGGACAACATCATCCTGTCCCCCAAGACCGGTAGCTGATTTGAAAGGAGCTGGCTTACATGACATACGCTGATTATACCTATTACTCCGGTGCCTATATGGGCACCGTGAGCGAGGAAGATTATCCGCGTCTGGCTGTACGAGCCAGCTCCTTCCTCGATTACTACACGCAGAACCGGGCAAAAGATAACGCTGATATGGACGCTGTAAAAATGTGCTGCTGTGCACTTGTGGACAAGTATCAGCTAATCGAAGCCGCGCAGCAGCTTGCCGCAACCAAACTGACAAACGCGGCGACCGGCGATGACGTGAAAAGCGAAACGGTAGGCGGGTACTCCCGGACGCTGGCCAGCGGCGGTGAAGCTGCTGCGTCCGCACTAAGCGCTACGGACGGTGCGAAGAAACTGCTGGCGGCGACCTGTAACGAGTATCTGGCGCATACCGGGCTTTTGTATCGGGGAGGGGGGTGCTGTGGTTGTACGCGCCCCACACTATAACGGTCTACAACGCCGTGCAGGAGACTGACCCGGCGACCTTTGAGGAAACTACAAAGCTGTATGTGACCATCCTGCGCGGCGTTATGCTGCAAGCCAGCAAGGCGGTCAACGTGCGTGAAAGCGGACTTGAGAGCGCGGACGCGGTAAACCTGTACATCCCGTTTTCCGCGGAAGCGGTGGACGGCACGACAGGCAAGGCCAAAACTTACGCGCCCCCACAGGCGTTTCTTGCGGCGGCGGACAGGTCCGGGCTGTGGACGCTGTCGGTCAACGGAAACGGCGGCCTGACGTTCTTTGTAAAAGGCGAGTTTGTCACCGACAAAGAGGATGTGGCTATGGCACAGGACGGTTGCTACAACGTGACCAAAGTGGACGAGAAAGATTTTGGCAGCATGGATATGCAGCATTGGGAAGTCGGAGGGGCATAAGATGTCGCTCAAGTTCTCTGTTGACGTGTCCGGCATGGAAGAGGTAAAGAGGCAGCTTGCAATGGCCTGTGGCCGCGCTGAAAGCGTTTTAGCGCAACAGGTGATGAAAGATACAACCCCATTTGTTCCTGCGCTTACAGGCTCTCTGACGCAGAGAACGCGGGTGGTTGGCAACGAGGTCATTTATCCCGGCCCATACGCCCGGTTCCTGTACTACGGTAAGGTGATGGTAGACCCGGCGACCGGCAGCACATACGCCCCAAAGGGCGGGCACAAGGTGGCAACAGACCGAAATCTTGTATTTAACACAACAATGCACCCGCAAGCACAGGCACATTGGTTTGACGCTTCCAAAGCGCAGAACATGGAGAAGTGGGTGCGGGTGGCAGATAAGGCGGTGAAGAAATTTGGAAAAGATTAAAAAGGCCGTGCCGGCGGCGGAAGAAGATCAGGTATCGCGCAAGCTGCTTGTGTGGCTGAACACATACCCGGAGCTGCCAGTTGACCTTATCCGCTTTGAGTTTCTTCCTGCCGACACTTCCGCTATGGCGATGTCGACCATTCAGGCGGCTTACATCGTGCGGAAGTATATCACCGGCGGCTATGTTGCGGAGTATCAGTTCAAGATAATTTACCGAGTGAAGCCGGGGAACAGCAACGACAAACGGCTCAAGGCTGACGAACTGTTGAACGCTATCGGGGATTGGGCAAATGGTCAAAAGCCCGACATTGGCGATGACAAGCGCGTTATCAGCATGGAGCCAACCACACGATCTTCCCTGTTTGCCATGTATGAAAACGGGGACGAAGATCACCAAATCCTTATGAAACTGAATTACGAGGTGAATGTATAATGGCAGATTTGCAATTCAACACCACGGAGGGCCAGACCATTGACCGCGAACTGCTTATTGCGTACCTGAATACCGGCAGCGCATCCGCGCCTGTGTGGAGCGCTATCGGTAAGCGCGTTGAGGATAGCAGCGAGGAAATGGACTGGAGCACCGATACCAAGCAGGACATTCTGGGCCACACCTTTACCAACATGAAGAAGCCCACCATCATGCAGACCTTTGATCCCATCCCACTGGATGCCGGTGACGCTGCGGCGGTGAAGATGTGGAACCTGGCCGTCAAAGACCAGGATGCACAGGCGCTGGCAAATCAGGACATGATGATCGGCCACTTCTACGCCACCAGCGGCGAGGCGATGTTTGCGGAGCGCTACGACGCTTGCGCTATTGCCGTCACCGGCATCGGCGGCGAGGGCGGCGGCACCCTGAATATCACCAGCGAAATCACCTACGGCGGCACTCGCACTGTGGGTACTGTGAAGAAGGGTATCAGCGGCGCTATTGAGTTTACTGCGGCCTAAATAAAGGGGCGGGCAACCGCCCCTGTTTTGGAGGGAACATATGAAGGAATTGACAATCACCACCGGCGTACAGGAATACCACCTGAATGACAAATGCACGGTGTATTTTAATCCCAGCGATCCGGCGTTTGCTGACAAGCTTTACACAGCATTTGACGCGCTGAAAAAGAAGCAGGATGCGCGGGACGATAACGTAGAAAAAATGAGCGCCCGCGAAATGTTTGACTGGCTCCGAAATATGGACGCCGAAATGCGCGAGACTATTGACGGGGTGTTTGAGCAGCCGGTGTGTGCGCCGCTGTTTGGCAACGTGAGCGTTTACGCTATCGCGGACGGTGCGCCGCTGTGGATGAACCTGATGGTTGCCATCATGGATGAGCTGGACGAGGGGATTAAGCGTGAAAAGGCTTTTCACAGTGAGAAGCTTGCAAAGTATACGGCCAAATACCACAGATGATGTACGACCTTCCGACAAGCCTTGAGGTGTGTGGAACGGAATACGCAATAGAAACGGATTTCCGCGTGATACTGGACATATTCTCGGTGCTGTCTGCTGTGGAACTAACAAACGAAGAAAAGTGCTTTGGCGTGTTGGGAATGTTTTACCCCGGTTTTTTCACGATGCCTGGGGAGCACATGGAAGAAGCGATAAAACAGTGCTTTTGGTTTATCAACGGAGGGAATGCGGAAGCGCAAAAAAAATCAACCAAGTTGATGGATTGGGAACAGGACTTCCGCCTGCTCATCGCCCCCATCAACCGCATAGCGGGGCAGGAAGTGCGGGCGCTGCCGTATCTGCACTGGTGGACGTTCCTTTCGTACTACGGAGAAATCGGGGATTGCTACTTTGCACAGATCGTGCGTATACGCGATCTGAAAGCAAAAGGAAAGCTGAAAGACAAAGCCGACAGGGAGTTTTACCGCAGAAACCGCGACGCTATTGACATCAAGCGGCGATACTCGGAGGCTGAGGAAGAAGTCATTAAGGGCTGGACGTAAAAAAGCCGCCCCGGAGGGCGGCTGCGTAGCGGTCATTGATTTGCAATAAATGTAATGTCGTTTCCAGACCAAAAATCCGGGGTAAATCTGATTTCAAGTGTTTTCCAATCTGCTGGGACTTCGTAGCCTATTACGCCGGACATCTTTTTTCCTGATGCAACAGTACCGTCCAGCTGACCTTTGTCTGCGGCCAACGTACCGGTCATGCTCATGTTTGTGGAGTAGTCATCGACATACGCTTCAAAAGACATTATAGAGCTTATGGAAATATCTTTGCCGGATTTGTTCTCAATGGAAAATTCGCAAAATAGAAACACGTTTCCGCTGTCTGGCGTGTAAAACCCTTCTCCGTTTGATTGGGTGCAGGACACAAAAGTGACCTCAATGTCTTTAAGGGATACAACGTCACCAACTGCAAATTCCGTTTTCTGCGAAGCAGTTGATCCGCTTCCGCCTTTTGCGCCTGTATCCCCAACCTTTTCTGGAGAATTCCCGCCAAGCGCAGTGCCAATAATGCCGATAGCAATAAACACAGCTATAACGATCAGCACAACCGGTTTTTTCTGTTTGGCCCCGCAGGCTGGGCATACTTTCGCGGATTTTGCAATATCTGCGCCACAGGTCTTACACTTAGTCATTTTATCCATTTTCTTCCACCCTCCAAGAAATTTTTTGTGGTTTGTTCATAGTACCACATAAATACCATAAAAGCAAGTAGGTGATTGTATGGCAAACGCGGACGGCTCCGTTATCATCAAGGCCGACATTGACGATAAGCAGGCGCAGAAAGAACTCAATGCGCTGGAAAAGAAAATTGAAGCGCTGCAGGAAAAGCTCACCAACAAGAAATCCGCGCGAGATACTTTGTTTAACCAAGCCAACAACCTGGGCGCACAGCTTGACCAAGCAAAGGCCAAACTGGCGCAGATGAAGGGCGGCGGCGAGTTCTTCACCAGCGACGCTATCAAGCAGCAGGAGGCCGCTGTAGCGTCTATGGAAAAAGAATGGAACGCCATGAATGACAAACTGGACAAGCAGAACGCCGCTATCCGCGAGGGCGAAGCGGAGCTTGACCGAATGAAAGCAAAGGCCGGTGAGTTAGGTAAGCAGCTTGGCAATACCGGCAAGAACGCAGGAAAGATACAAGAAGGGTTAGACAAAGCATCCCAGGGCATGGAGGCGTTTACAAAGCGCGTAAAAATGCTGGCAAAGCGGGCGCTGGTCTTTACCATCATTGCACGTGCGTTGGCGTCCCTCCGGGATTGGCTGGCAGATGTGGTAGCCGTAAACGGCGAAGCACGGGACGCTATTGCACAGCTCAAGGGTGCACTGCTGACGCTGGCACAGCCGCTTGTGCAGATCATTATCCCGGCGTTTACCGCGCTGGTTAAGGTACTGGCTACGGTGGTTTCGTTTATTGCGAATATTGTATCCGCCCTATTCGGAACAACGGCAAAAGAAAGCGCCAATGCGGCAAAGTCCCTGAACGACCAGAAGAACGCATATAAAGGCGTTGGCGGAGCGGCAAAGTCTGCAAGTAAACAGCTTGCGTCGTTTGATGAGATCAACAAGTTAAGCGGCGAAGGGGGCGGCGGATCCGGCATTATTCTACCGGATTTCAGCACGGCGGCAAATTTTGCATTTCTTGATAAAATCGCGGACAAGCTCAAGAAAATAGGACAGGACATTGTAAACCTGTTTAAGGATGTCACCGGGTTTATCGGCAACGTATTCTCCGGTGATTGGGGCGCGGCGCTGGACAACATCATCAACTTTGTAAACCACGCCCGTATTTTGCTGGCCGATTTGCTGGACTTTGTGGGGTATATCTTTGGAGCGATCATAGACACCATCATAGAAAAGTGCGGCCTTGCGGGTACTCCGGTAGGAGATATGTTGACCGGCATTAAGGACATTGTGCAGGGCGCGCTGGGGCTTATTTCCGGCATCCTTACGTTTGACTTGGAGAAAATGAAACAGTCTGTCATTCAAATGCTTACCGGTGTAAAGACATTTGTGCTGGGCATTTTTGACTGGTTCAAACTGGGGCTGACAAGTTTGCTTGACTGGCTTGACGAAAGCACAAACGGTAGGTTCCATGAATTGATAGAGCTGGCGAAAACTTACGTCAATGACGTAGTCGAGGGCATGAAGCAAATCTTCGGTGGCCTTATTGAGTTTCTGACCGGCGTGTTTACGCTGGACTGGAAAAAAGCGTGGGAAGGTATCAAAGAAATTTTCCGGGGCATCTGGAATACCATCGTCGGCACTCTTGAGGCGGCTATAAACCTCATCATCAAGGGTATCAACTGGCTTATTGACCAGCTGAACAAGATACACTTTGAGATCCCGGATTGGGTTCCTGGTATCGGCGGTAAATCTTTCGGCATCAATATTTCCCATGTAAACGAGCTTAAAATCCCCCGTTTGGCACAGGGCGCGGTCATTCCTCCGAACCGGGAGTTTATGGCAGTGCTTGGCGATCAGAAATCCGGGACGAACATTGAAACGCCCCTTGCTACGATGGTGCAGGCGTTCAAACAGGCACTTGCTGAAAGCGGGTATGGCGGCAGCAATGAAGCCGTGTTGGTGCTGGACAAGGACGTGCTGGGCAAGGTCGTGTACCGGCTGAACAAGGCGGAGGGTACGCGCATCGGCGTAAATCTGTCGGAGGTGCAGGGATGAACTACATCAAACTGAACGGCATTTCCTTTGACGCTGACGTGGCCATTTCAAAGTATACCCGAAACTTTAACGTGCTGGACGGCGAAAACGCAGGGCGCGTAATGACGGGCCGCATGGTGCGTGACATCATCGGAACATACCTTGGCCACAAGCTGACGGTTTTTCGGCGCGGTGACAACTACAAGGGACTTGACGATTTCTGGGACTACCTGTACAAACACAGCGTGGATGGCTCCGTTATGCTGGAAGCGGCAGACGGCCAGACCACCATTGCTTATGAAGCGTATTACACCAGTGCGTCGCAGGACTTGGAGAAGGGCGATGGGGGCGTGAACTATTGGGGCGAGATCGAGGTGAACTTTGTCCCGATGGACGCGCAGCTCCGCCCCTGAGAGGTGTCCTATGTCGAAAACGATTATTCTGTACAAGGACATAGCCCCAGGCGCAGCGGATGATGCGACTGTGGTCGCCACCGGCGGCACAGGAGACCTCACCCAAATTCCGCACGGCGCGGCTCCAGGGAAGCTTATCACGCTGGAACGGAGCCGCTGGGTGCTGGACGGCACCTTTGATGGCGTGTACGCAGAGGACAAGGTAGGCTTTTGGTCTACGGAGGTTTCCGGGGACAGCGGAGAGTTTACCAACCCGCCCAAAATCACCATGACGTTTACACAGCAGTATTCCAGCATGGGCATCCAGCTCACCTTTGACGAGGACACAGGAGAGTATTGCAGCGAGGTAGAAATCTCGTGGTATCAGGGCGCGGTGCTGCGGCGGGCGCAGTCGTTCCAGCCTGACAACGCGGTGTACTTCTGCGATTGCCGGGTAGAGAGCTTTGACAAGGTGGAGGTCACTCTGAAAAAGACCGTAGTCCCCCATCGGCGGGCGCGGGTCAATGAGATCGTGCTGGGTGTGGTACGTAAGTTCGGGATGAACGAAATACGCAACGCATCCATCGTAAACCAGGCGAACGAAGCCGCCGTAGAGCTGCCGGTGTCCACGCTTAACTGGACGCTGGACAGCCTGAAAGATGTGGATTACCTGTTCCAGCTGAAACAGCCGGTGGAGGTGTGGAACGACAACCGGCATCTGGGGACATACTACATTAACAACTCGTCACGCACGTCCGCAAACGTGTATGTGATAGAGTGCCAGGACGCGCTTGGAGTGCTTGAATACACGCCGTTCAGCGGAGGGGCATACCTTGATGGAGTGAGCGCAAAAACGCTATTAGAAACGCTTGCAAAGCCCTTTGAGGTGGAGTATGAGAGCGATGTGGAGGACACAACGCTGAAAGGCGTACTTGTCAAGGGCACCAACCGCAGCGCTATCCAGCAAGTCATATTTGCATGGGGCGTCTGTCTGGCAACAGACGGCGGGAACAAACTGCGGGTATTCAACCAGCCCACAAAACCTATTCTTATCCCACGCGGGCGGACGTTCGTCGGATCTTCCGTTGCAACCGGCGCGGTGGTCACAAAGGTAAATGTGACGGCGCATAGCTATGTAGAAGCCAGCAACGGCAACGTGACCATCAATGGGGTTAAGTACAAAGACACCCGGACGGTGTACAGTGCCATCAACCCCAACGTGACCGCATCCGACCGTGAGAACGTAAAGGAAGTCACGGCGGCAACTCTTGTATCTGATGAGATTGGACAGGCGGTGGCGGACCGGCTGTACAAGTATTATTCGCTGCGTGACACGAATACGGCGACTGTGGTATACGGTGGCGAGAAGCTTGGCGACTGCGTGAGCATTTACACGCCGTGGGGCCTGCTGACCACAGGCAATCTTCACAAGATGGAGATAAAGCTGTCCAACACGGTGGTGTACAACGCGGAAGTCACAGGCGCGTGGATCATCAGCCCGTACTTCTATTACAGCAACGACCTGTTCTCCGGGGAGGTGTAGCCGATGGCGGAATATACAGCACAGGTGCCGAAGATAGCGGCGGCTGTACTGCTGCCGAACCCGGCGACCATCAACGGCAAGGTAAAGCTACAGGTAACGGTAATAGAGGAAACCGTCATCGTGTACCCCAGCTACTACTACAGCGGCGATCTATATGCGGGCGAAAGCCCCCATACGCCGTACCCGCGTGTACCACAAGCATATCATTTCTTTTGCGGCGATATTTACGCCGGGGAGGTATAAATGGCAATCAAGACAGTAAAAGCGACGATCAACGGCCAGACATACGACCTGACGCTGAACTCTGCAAGCGGCAAATGGGAAGCAACTATTACCGCTCCGGGGAAAACATCGTACAATCTGGCAGGCGGCTACTACAACGTATCCGTCGAAGCAACAAACGAAGCGGGAACAAAGGGCAGCGCGGACGCATCTACCGTAGACGGCCTGAAGCTGGTGGTAAAGGAGACTGTGGCACCTGTTATCACCATCGTGTCCCCCACGGCTGGCGCGTATGTGGCGAACAGCAAGCAGCCGGTGGTATTCAACATCACGGATGAAACCGGCGGTTCCGGCGTAGACATCAGCACCTTGGTAGTCAAGCAGGACGGCACGGCTGTAGCGTCGGCGAACATCACGCACACGGCTATTACCAATGGCTACAGCGTGACCTACACGCCGTCTGCGGCACTCAGCGACGGCAGCCACACCGTGACCATCAACTGCAAAGACCACGACGGCAACGCGGCTGCGGAGAAGTCCACGACCTACACTGTGGACACTGTTCCTCCTACGCTGAACGTAACATCTCCTGCGGACGGCCTTATTACGGCGGCTTCTTCTGTCACTGTGGCCGGTACTACCAACGATGCAACGTCCTCTCCTGTGGTCATTACCATCTCCCTGAACGGAACGGATCAGGGGACAATCCCTGTGGGCACCGGCGGCACCTTCTCCAAGGTGGTTACGCTGAAAGAGGGCAGCAACACCATCATTGTCAAGGCAAAAGACGCGGCAGGGAAGGAAAGCTCCGTCACCCGGACAGTCACGCTGGACACGTCTGTGCCGAAGATCAAAGCGGCGACCATTACGCCTAACCCGGTCGATACCGGTAAGACGATGGTCATTAGTGTTACCATTGAGTGAGAGGTGATAGCTTGAGCAGAGATATTCGCGTATCGCTCCCCGCCGCCATCGTCTACGTGTCCGGCTCTGTCAACGGCAAGGATTACGTGTGGACGCTGGACGGCGAAGCGTGGAAAGCCACGGTAGACCGTGCTTCGGATGAAAAGTACGCCGTATCTTTGACGGCTATCAACGCAGCGGGCACAAGCGCCAGTTACCAGTTTACCCTTAACTACGGTATGCTGTCCCTTATTACAGACAGAACGCAAGCAGACGTGGATGGCGTGATAGCCGCGCTCAGTCGGATAGAGGCTGGGCGCGGCACCCCGGCGGACGTGCTTCTCTTGAGCAACAACAAGGGGTCATACAACTACACTGACCTGAACCGCGTTGCGGGAGCTGTGCTGTATGTGGCGGAAGAATTGGAAGCAAATGGTTACAGCGTGACGGTGACGGCAAAGCAAGGGTGGACGGAAACGGACATTCCCACGCAGGCGGACATTGACCAGTACCTCGCGGACATCGCAGAAATACGCAGTGCTCTGCCTATGCCGGCCAATACCCCAAAGGCGCCGACAATGCCGCTGGACTATCGAAAGGCCAACGACATTGAAAGCATCCTCATACTGGTAGACCAGCTCGTGCAAAACATAGCCAAGTCGTGGTTTTACTCGGGAGACTTGTACTCCAACGAAATCAAATAATAAACGTTACTCCCGGCCAATCGGGGCACGGGAAAGGGCAATAGGAGCCGACTATGGGAACGTAGTCGGCTCCATCTTTTTTGGAAAGGAGCAGATATGCAGGACAGAATTTCCCTTTATCCTGGCCGCGTCAAGCTCACGCCTGTTTCCGGGCAGGACAACGTGTACGACATGACCCGGCAGGACAACCCCACCACGGAGGGCACACCGCTGAACAAATCCACGCTGCTGGCGGACGAGGTGGCGGAAACGCTGGGGCTTGACCCGGCAACGGCTACGCCCTCTCAGGCCATCAACGCCGTGGCGGGCAAGGCAACGGACAAAAAGCTATCGCTGACGCTGGCGGCGGCAAGCTGGACAGGGAGCGCAAGCCCCTACACCCAGGGTGTGACCATCACAGGCGGAACGGCCACCAGTCAGGCGGACATTCAGGCAGACGCAACGGCGATACAGCAGATGCTGGACGACGGCACCAACGCTATCTACATCGCCAACAACAACGGGACATTCACCGCCTACGCTGTGGGCGAAAAGCCCACCGCTGACCTGATCGTGCAGGTGACGGTGTACGACGTGAAGGAGGTAAGTTAACGATGGTTATTATCGGTAAATCGCAAATTGCGGGGGGTACTGCTAAACGATTAGAGTTCGAATATACCGGTACCTATAATGAACGCCTTGAGGATGGCGTGGTAGAGCTGCTGACAAGTGGTGTGCTGACGGTCAAGAAGGAAGCGGCCATTGATGCCTTTTTAGTTGGAGGGGGTTCTTCTGGACGGTCAGGGTCGAGGGGCACTTCTGGTGCCATTGCTGGTGGAATTGGCGGAAGTGGGGGAACTACCAAAACTCTATTGAACATCATACCAAGAGTAAACACAGAGTATCCTATCGTTATCGGTGCTGGTGGCGCTGCAACTTACACACCCGACAATGGCGGTCTCAGCGCAAATCCCGGAGGAGATACTGTCGCTTTCGGCTCTACTGCTGCTGGCGGAACGGTGACTTCGGGAGGTTCAGGAGGAGGTGCTGGCGCGAGGGTAGCAAAAGCGGCAAACGGCGGTTCGGACGGTGCTGATGGGGGTAGTTCCTCCTCAGGTTCCTCCTCAGATAAAGGCGGTACTGGTCAGGGCACCACAACGCGAGAATTTGGCGAAGCCACTGGCAAACTGTATTCTGGCGCTGGCGGAGGCGGGGATGGTTATTCGGGTAGTTATTACGGGAGTGTTGGTTTAGGGGGAGAGGGGGGAGGAGGAAACGGTGCACCCAGGTCTGGTTCAGGCTCTAATGGAACTGATAACCTCGGCGGGGGTGGTGGAGGCGCTGGAGGTTCAGAAATTTATTCAGGACGCTTTTCTTATTCAGGGGCTGGCGGCTCTGGCATCGTGTGCATAAGGCTACACAAAGAATAAACACGGCCTCCGTTTCGGAGGTCGGGAACGGAGGTTTATATGGCAATTACAGGCAGAGCGGTGACAGCAGGGGGAGGCGGAATTGCCAATCGGCTGGATTTCACCTACACGGGCGGTACATTCAATGAGCGTACCGCAGACGGTGTAGTGGAGTTTTTGGAAACCGGTATCCTTACGATGAAAAAGGATACGTATGTGGATGTATTCATGGTTGGCGGTGGTGCCGGTGGTGTGACTGTTGGATTATCCAACAGCGGCGGAGCCGGAGGTAGCGGTGGATGCACAAGAACTATTGTAAACGCTTTACTGCAAAAAGGGGTGGCATACCAAGTTGTTATTGGCGCGGGCGGAACCGGTGGTGGCAACTCCGGAGGGGAGACTTCGGCTTTTGGCTATACGGTTTCAGGTGGAACTGTTGCCGCCGGGGGTTCTGGAGGCGGAAAAGGAGGCGTCGCCGCAACCGGGCAGGTGAACGCCGGAGATGGCGGGTCAAACGGATCGGATGGTGGTAATGTTGGATCCCCGACAACCGGAACCCCCGGAAAAGGACAAGGCGCTACCACGCGAGAATTTGGCGAAGCAACCGGTAAGCTGTATGCCGGCGGCGGTGGCGGAGGCTCGGGAAAATACGGAGACATTGGAACTTCGGGAGCTGGTGGTGAAGGGGGCGGCGCAAAAGGTAATTCTACAACTGACGCTACGGCCAATACCGGCGGCGGAGGAGGTGGCGGGAAAGGATATTATGATAGTTCCAGTCCCGGCGGGAAAGGAACTGCTGGCGGCAGCGGTATCGTGTGTATCCGTCTGCACCAAGACGACCCCACTGAGAACGTGCTGAGTGGAACGTGGAAGTTTAATGACACACTTACCATGCCAAGCGCTTTGTTTACAGAAAACTTCGATTATGACGGGACAGTTGCCTATGCTGGCTCCAGTCTTTATGGCGTGATGGGTGTGAAGGTGCTTTCTGCTGGAACTGATCTGTGCTTTGGGCATAACCCCGGCGACTTGTCGGCAAATTATATACAAGTGTATAGGTTTACCAACAACACATGGACACAAGCAACAGCAAAAACCATAAAATTCTGGAACCGCTATCAGGTAGTTTCCCCGGAGTTCTACGCATGGTTCACCGCAAACGCCACCAAGATTTCGGATTAAGGAGCGTGATTAAGTGAGATACGCATTGGTTGAAAACGGTGTTGTTACAAACATCATCGAAATGGACAAGCGGAACGAGCAGTTCTTCCCCTCCGCCGTGTACACCGGTGACAGGCCGGTGGGCATGGGCGACACGTACACGGAGGGCAAGTTCTACCGTGACGGCAAAGAGGTGCTGACGGCACTGGAGGAGGCCAACAACGAGATAGACAGCCTGACGCAGCAGCTGGGCGAGGCTGTGGAAACCATCTATCAGGCGGATATGGAGGTTATCGGATGAGCATGATTATCGGTAAAGCGTTAATTGCGGGGGGGGGGTACTGCTAAACGATTAGAGTTTGAGTACACCGGAACGTACAACGAACGGCTGGATGACGGGGTTGTGGAGCTGCTTACAAGTGGCGTGCTTACGGTGACGAAGGACACGTACATCGACGCCTTTCTTGTAGGGGGCGGGGGCGCTGGGAATGGAAGCAGCGGCGGATTTAATTCGACGTGGAACGGCGGTGGTGGTGGCGCAGGTGGGTTTACAAAGACCATCAAAAAAGCGCTACTTCAAGAAAACGTCGAGTATTCCGTTGTAATCGGCGCGGGCGGAATTGCGTTATCCGGGAAAAACGCCTATGGAAAAGTGGGCCCTGCTGGAGGTAATACAGTTGCTTTTGGCTATACGGTAGAAGGAGGAAAATCTGCATCTTCTACGTGGGACGGCGGCAACGGTGGCTCTGGCGGAGGCGTAGGTGGTACCAAAAGGTCTGTTTCTACAGACGGCAACCCCGGCGACGGAGCCAGCGACGGGAATAACGCACTTACAATCGGTACAAGGATTGGCGGCACCGGACAAGGCACTACTACCCGCGAATTTGGTGAAGCAACCGGGAAACTCTATGCCGGTGGCGGAGCTGGCGGTATGGGTTCTGGCTCTTCAACCGCAGCTTCCGGGGGCGAGGGTGGCGGAGCAAAGCAACAGACTTCTGCCGCAGCTAATACTGGCGGAGGCGGAGGCGGAAGCGGGTCGGCGCAAGTCGTGTCGGGAGATTACGTGTCTTACCCCGGTTCCGGCGGCAGCGGTATCGTGTGCATCAGGCTACACAAGGAAGCGTAACGACAAACTGAAAGGAGAACGACTATGTACAACATTATGACGAAGCTTATCAACAAGCGGTTTTACAAGACCCGTGAAGAGGCGCAGCAGAAGTGCGACGTGTTTTACGCCGTGGGGCGCATCACGGACGAGCAGTACACGGAGCTGTGTGCGCTGATCGAGAGCGTGTACGCAGAATAAGGGGGCGGGGAGAATTACTCCCCCCGCCGGATGTAGGCTTCCTCGGCACGGACCTGCGCCTGTTTGAGTGCGGCGACGGCCTTTTCAAGCTGGGCAATGGCGTCGGTTACGGCGTTAAACAGAGTGAAATACTCGGGCATGGGAACACCTCCTTTCTGCAAGCAGGATAGCACAGGTGGCGTGTCAGAAACGGTCGAAGGGTGTCGAGGTGCAAAAATAATTTGAGAGGAGAACGCGGCGAATGGAACCGTGGGTACAGCAGATCGCCGTACCGCTGGCGGTAGCGGTGCTGACAAGCAGCGGTTTGTGGGCACTGGTATCGAAGCGGGCGGACAAGAACAACGCAGAGCGGAAGATGCTGGTGGGTCTGGCGCATGACCGCATCATCCATCTGGGCATGGTGTACGTGACAAGAGGGTACATCACGCAGGACGAGTAAGAAAACCTCAATGACTATCTGTACCAGCCGTATGAAAAGATGGGCGGCAACGGCAGCGCAAAACGGGTCATGGAGGAAGTAAGGAAGCTGCCCATCAAGCGAGAGGCGTAAAGCCGGAAAGGACAAAATTATGAAGCTGAGCAACAAGACCTATGGCATCATCAAGTGGGTGGTTATGATCGTGCTGCCCGCCCTTAGTGCCCTGTACGTGGGACTGGGCGGCATCTGGGGCTGGCCGTACATCGAGCAGGTGGCGGGGACTATCTCCTGCATCACCGTGTTCCTTGGCGCGCTGCTGGGCATTTCCAGCGCCAGCCACAAGAAATCTACGCTGGATAAGGAGGCTATGTAAATGGCCGCCCCGAAAGTCTACCTGTCCCCGGCTATGCACATGGCGAACCCCTGCGTGTATCCCCGCCCGGACGGGAAACAGTGTTATGAGGCACTGGAAAACAACGAGTACATCGACATTCTGGAGCCGATCCTGAACCGCTGCGGCATTGCCACCAAGCGCGGGTACCGGCGCACCCCCATGAACAGCGACAACGGTGACACCATCATGAAGCAGAACGTCCGGGAGAGCGACGCATGGGGTGCGGATGTGCACTACGTCAGCCACACCAACGCCATCAGCAACGGCGCGGAGCAGACACGGGTGAGCGGGTGCAACCCCATGTACTACACTTATTCCAGCAAGGGGAAGAAGTTGGGCGAGATTATGGTGAAATACCGCAAGCAGGTGTACCCCGGCAAGGTGACGCTGGTGCCAAACGCCAAGTGGTACGAGCTGCGGGTTCCGAACGCGGTGAGCTTTTACGAGGAACACGCTTTCCACGACAACCCCAACGACATCGGCTGGTGGCACGAGCACATGACAGAGGTGGCGGAGAGCGCCGCCAAGGGCCTGTGCGAGTGGTTCGGCATCCCGTATGTGGAGCCGGAGAAGCCGCAGGAGCCGGAGACACCGGAACAGCCGACCGTGACCGAAACGTACACCGTGAAGGTGACGCGGAGCGCGGACGGGAAAAGCGGCACGTGGGAGATCGTGAAGTGAAATAAATCTGCTGGGCGGGAAAGAGCTACGACAAGCCGCCTCTTTCCCCGGCGTAAAGTCCCGCAAGCTCACGGCTAAAACCGTGTTATGGACAGCTACCACAAGCAGATACGGCGCAGATTGCAGAGCATGGCACCAAAGCGGGCTATTGCGTATGTTATGAGCGCCCAGCTACCGCCTGACGAAGCGGTGTGCGTTATTGAATGTGACGTGAAGCGGAAAAGCTATTGTGAAACGGCGTTACTGCTAAATGTTTCCCCGGAAACGGTAAAGCGGTGCCGCAGGAGAGCGTATCAGAAATTTGCAGACGAAGAAAGAAGCCACACCTGAAAAGGTGCGGCTTCTTTGTTTGCGCCCGGTAGGGGGGGGGAACCGGGCATAATGAATGGGGAAGATGCCCTCCGGGAGCATTCCGAAGTGGCTGGTTTTATTATACACCGTTTCTGCGGTATTGTACAAGTAAATATTTCGCAAATTAACGGCCTTTTTCTGACCTTTAACTGCCCCTTTGCGGGGGCAGTTTTTTGTTACGCTTATTGCAAGAAACGGAGGTGCTTGCATGGTCGAAAAGTTGGTGTCGTTGGGATTTACACAGCAGATGGCGGAGGACATCATTTGGGCGTATCAGGATGACCTTCCGGGGCTGAAATCCTATGTGCAAGTAATAGAGCTGGTGGCAGCTCATGTATAGCTACTTCAACGAAAACCCACACGGGAAAAATGTGGGAGACTGCACTGTGCGGGCTATCTCCAAAGCCACCGATAAGGGATGGGGCGAAACGTACCTTGCTATGGCAGTTGAGGGGTATCTGGAAGGTGATATGCCATCCGCAAACGCCGTGTGGGGTGCGTATCTGCGGCGTATAGGCTACAGGCGGTACATGGTGCCGGATACTTGCCCGGATTGCTACACAGTCGGTAGGTTCGCCGACGAACACCCGGAAGGGACGTTTATACTTGCGCTATCCGGGCACGTCGTGTGTGTGCAAGACGGCGTGATCTATGACAGCTGGAACAGCGAAAACGAAATTGTTTTGTATTACTGGCAAAAAGAAAGTGAGGCGTAACTATGGCATTTAACCCGTATTTCAACCCTTATTACCCGCAGCCAATGCAGGACAACCTTGCCCAGCTTCGGCAGCAGCAGATGCAGACCATGCCACCGCAGGTGCCGCAAATTCCACCCATGCAGAACCCGGTGGCGCAGGGCGGCGTACAGTGGGTGGCTGGTAGGCCGGAGGCGGAGAATTGGCTGATTGCTCCAAACTCCGCCATTGCGCTGTGGGACAGCACGGCTCCCGTAGTTTACTTGAAACAGGCCGATGCAAGCGGCAAGCCGACCCTCAAGACGTATGACCTTGTGGAACGCCTTGCAAGCGCTCCTGACGCGCAGAAAGCTCCCGCCCAGGAATATGTGACCCGTAAGGAGTTCGACGCGCTGGCGGCACTTGTGGGCGAAATAAAGGGCAAGAAGAAACGCAAGGTGGAGGAGGAAGATGACGATGAATAACAATCCGTTTTTCAATGCGTTAGGTGGCGGACAGATGCCGGGGCCGATGAGCGGCTTTCCCCAGCTGTTACAGCAGTTTAAGCAGTTCAAAGCGAGCTTTAAAGGCGACCCAAAAGCGGAAGTAGAGAAAATGCTGCAAAGCGGAAAAATCTCACAAGACCAACTGAACAAGATACAGTCAATGGCGAACCAATTTCAGGGGCTTTTCAAGTAATCAAAATCGTGGCCACGGTTTGATATAAATATTTTTTCAAAAGGAGTGATACTATGTCTCTTTCCTCTGACGGCACTATGCTGACTATGCCTGTGGCTCCTGCCAATACCGGCAACGGTAACGGCTTCGGCTGGGGCGGCGATGGCGCGTGGTGGATCGTGCTGTTCCTCATTTTCGCTGCGTTCGGCGGCTGGGGTAACGGCTTTGGTTTCGGTGGCGGCGGCAACGGCGTGATGGACGGTTATGTCCTGACCTCTGATTTTGCCAACATCGAGCGCAAGATTGACAGTGTAAATCAGGGACTTTGCGACGGATTTTACCAGCAGGCGCAGCTTGTCAACGGCACCAACATGGCGGTGGCAAACGGTTTTGCACAGGCCGAGCTGTCCCGTAGCAACCAGCAGGCGGCGCTAATGCAGCAGCTCAACGCCATGCAGATGCAGGCCGCAAATTGCTGTTGCGAAAACCGGGCGGCTATCGCCCAGGTGCGGTACGACATGGCGACGCAGGCTTGCGATACCCGCAATACGGTCAACACCGCTGCGCGTGACATCATCGACAACCAGAACCAGAATAGCCGCGCTATCCTTGACTTCCTGACGCAGAACAAGATGCACGATCTGGAAAGTGCCAATCAGGAGCTGCGCCTTGCCGCATCTCAGGCTGCGCAGAACAACTACCTGATCTCCCAGCTGCGCCCTTGCCCCACACCAGCTTACATCACTTGTAATCCTTGGGCGGGCAGCGGCTATGGCGGATGCGGAACCGGCTGCGGCTGCTGACAACTGCATAGCACCAGCTGTTTGGAATTTCCGAACTGTTCAGCCCCGTGCTGATACTGACACCAACGCGGCGGGGCAATAGCTCCGCCGCTTATTTTAACTGAGAAAGGAATGATTTTAATGGCAGAATTTACTTCTGCGGCAATTCAGACCGTTGCTGCTGGGCAGAACGTTCCCCTGACGGAAACTGCGGTCAACAACAAGCCGTGCATCGTGCATCGAGCCGGAGCAGGTATCGTAACTTTGCGCGGGTTGACAAACCAGTGCAAGGCACGTTTTCGCGTGGCGTTTGGCGGCAACATCGCTATCCCTACCGGCGGCACGGTGGAAGCTATTACCGCCGCGCTGGCTATCAACGGGGAACCGCTGACCAGTGCCGTGGCGACCGTTACCCCCGCCGCAGTGGAAAACTATTTCAACATTTATGTCAGCGCCATTGTGGAGGTGCCGAAGGGCTGTTGCCTGACTGTGGCTATGGAGAACACCAGCACACAGGCAATCAATTTCGCTAACTCCAACTTGACCGTTGACCGCGTAAGCTGAAAGGAGTAAACTATGAGTATGAAAGCAATGTACGATTTGCGCGATATGCTTTGCAAGGAGCTTGACGAGATCGCCCACAAAGGCGAACTTGGCGCAGGTGTTTTGGACATCGTCCATAAGCTGACCGACACCATCAAGAACATTGACAAGATCGAAATGCTGGACGGCGAAGGGTACAGCCGTGACGGCGATTATTCCCAGCGGCGTTACTCCCGCGACGGCGACTATTCCCAGCGCAGGTATTCCCGCGACAGCTACGGCGGCGGCAGCTCCTACGCACGGCGTGGCACCCATTATGTGCGCGGCCATTATAGCCGCGACGGCGCAAAGGATGACATGAAGCTCCAGCTGCAAGAGATGCTGGACAATGCGGATGATGATACCATCCGCAACGCCATTCAGCGGTGTATGGATGCCGTGGAGGGCTGAAAGGGGGTAATTCCCCTTGATCGACGAAAAGGAACTTAAAGCCTGGATAGCCAGACTGGAAACGGAACAGTCAAGCTGGCCGAACTACGAGAAGTTGGCTGCGCTGTACATTATACAAAACCAGCACGAAGGGCAGAGAAACCCTGCACCGGTGGCTATGTATTCCAGCGCACCGGCTCCTGATGTGGTAGACGGTGACAGTGACTTTATGCAAGCGGTATCATCCCGCACGCCGGAACAGGCGTGGGCCATAGTGGACGAGTTGATGGATGCGCTGAAAGTGACCAACGCGCGAATGTATGATAACGTAATGCGAAAGATGCGAGGATAAAGTATCCCCCGCCTGTTTTGGCGGGGGATACTCTTGTGTACTTAGTTTTGTGTAACCTAACGGGTTATATAAACTAAGTACTTACAGAAAATCAAATTCAATCCGGCGGTCTTTGTATAGCCGGATTTCTTTTATTTTGAGTTTCCAAAATGCTTGTTTATTTTCTTTGTTAAGTTGTTTGTATATTTCTTGCCATCCTGCGGAAAATAAGGTAGCAATTTCTTCTGGTGCGCGGCTTTGTGATTTTACCTGTGTAAGCTCATCCATTTGTGATGTCAGTTCTGCATACTTTTTTGAGTAGTCCGCTTTTGAAATCATGTCGTCTATATATAACTCTGACAACTTGGATAGTTTCTTTTGTAAAGCCTTTAATTGCACATCTTGGTTTGCTTTTGGTTCTTGCCGCGGCTTGGCTTGCAATTTGATCTGTATCTGCTCGTCTATTGTCGACAAGAGATAATCTTCGATTTTCCATTCGACAGTAAAATTACCGTTGTTGCATCCTTTTCTCTGGGCAGACCCTTGACAATAGTAAGAGTAAGAGCACGCCCCGCTTGGCCGTGGAGACGGATGTCCTGTCATTCTGCGTCCGCATTCCCCGCAGACTATTAGCCCCGAGAAAATATACGTTCGATTGTAAGGAGATTTTCGCGTCACCCTGGTGCGTAAGTCTTGCACACGCTGAAATTCCTGCGGTGTTAAATACGGGGGTAATTTTATCCCGTGCCAGTCTCCCATGTATCCTGTGTTGTCCAACATTTGGCTGGCCGTTTGGTATTTAAGTTTTAATTCCGGTACTGCGTCCATCGCTTTTGTTATGGAGCCTGTTTCCAAAAATGTAGAAAAATATCTGCGTATAACCGGCTCCGCTTCTTTGTCTATAACAGCAAATTTTCCTTCGATTTTGTAGCCTTTCGGCAGATGACCGGTGCAAACCTCATTTCGATCTTTTTTTGCATCAAGCACTTTTTTTATGCGTTCACTTGCGCGGTCAGCTTCGTCCTGTGCTACGGCAAGCATGATGTTAATCTTCAACCGTCCTGCGGCTGTAGACGTGTCGTAGTCCTCATAAATCGTTTTCCACGACACGTTGTGGGCTTCAAGGATTTCCTGCACCTTGTAATATTCACCGATGTTACGGAACCACCTGTCCAATTTTGTGACAAGAATAATGTCTACCTCATCATGCTTTACGGCTTCCAGCAGTTGAAGCATGGCGGGACGCTTTTCAATCTTCTTTCTGGCGGAAAACCCGGCATCCTGGAAAACGCCTACCACCTTCATATTGTGGGCTTTGGCGTATTCTTCGAGGTCGTTCTGCTGATCGTGAATAGACAAGCCAAACTTTTTCTGTTCTTCCGTGGACACACGCGGGTATAATGCTGCCCGCAATACTACATTCATTGTTCATCTCCTCCCTTATCTGGCGACAATGTATACTTTTTTGCATAGCGAAAATACATCATCAAAATAGCGGCAAAAAAGCCAATACCGACTGCAAGCAGCAAAAAGACAATCCATGCGAATATGCTGGCCTCTCCGCCCTGAATAAGCCCCTGGTGGGGAATACGGTAGTCAAAAAAAATATATCCCACAATAACAGCCATAAATATGGCGCACAAAAACGTAAGGCCATAAATAGCAAATTTTGTGTCCCGCGATTTCTTGCGCTGGTAGTTAATAGTTTTTGCCATCTGCTCCATTCCGCCCTCAAGATGGGCTATCTGCACATCGGCATCATGGATCTGTTTTTGGTGCTTCAACTGTTCGTTGGCTTGCGCCAGTTTATCTTCGGTAGTAAGGACCGGCTCTATTCCAAAGTATTCATCCAATGATATGCCGAGGACAGAACAAATAAGGCCAGCGTTATATACGCTTGGGTTTTTGCTGCATGATGCAAAAAAGTTTTTCACAGTACCTTCCGGTATGCCTGTTTCGTCAATCAACTGTTGCATTGATATGTTCTGAGCATCTCGTGCCTGGGCGCAAATTTCCTGTAAAGACCCTCGCATTTTATCCCTCTTTTCCCCTCAAAAAGTAAATTTGCCCGTATTGTGGTAAAGTTCCCCAAAATAGATATAGACAAAACAATCAAAAGATGGTTTTTGGTCTTGTCCGGATAACGTCATTTTTGCTATGGTGGACGTGCAGCCGGAAAGCCGGGAGGCCACCGGCGAGAATAGCCCCGCTGTCCGTTGCGGGAGCAGCGGGGCTATTTAACAAAGGCCCACATATAAACACTTCCCCCTGAAATATTTTTTAATTTGTTGCCCATTTGTGGGCAACAAACAGCTTGCGCGTAACTATAAGTGTACTAACTTAGTTGTACACCGAGAAAATAATATGTCAAATTAAGAAAGGGGAAAGAAATGAGTTCTTGCACAAATGCCAACGCCTGGGGTATAATAAAAACAGATGCATTGGCGCAATGTGATATTGAAACGTTGCGGAGAATAGCCCTTAGAAAAATCGACCAGCTTTCCGATGAGGACTGCGCTGATATTATGAGTACGTTAAAAGAAAGAGGTGTGCTATGAGCAAAGACTACGAGATTTACATTGATAGGCTGGCTGAAAACAGCATTATCATGAAAGGCCAGATCAACGATGTTGTGTTTGGCCTAAAAGGGATTACAGACAAACTTGATACGCTGATCGCGCTCAAGCAAGTTGAATTATCACTCCTGCAACAGCAGCGATTGCCGCAACAGCCGAAAGAACAGTTGTAATAATAAACCGTGTTTTCTCACGGCGCTCCTTGTCGGCTTTTTCTTTGCGCTCCTGTTCTTTGTCTTTCCGTTCCGCTTCCGTTCGCAGCCAGTCTTGCGGATCGGTAGGATATAGTGTAGGCATTATTCCAGCTCCTGTAGTTTCTTCGTGGCTTCGTTGATAAGAGCCAACAACGCCGCACGATCATTTGTAGCTTTAATAAAGTTTGATGCAGCTTCTTTTGAGCCCTCGCCCTTTGCGGCGGGGGCTTTTTCTTGTTCGCCTACTCCGGACATCAGTTCTGCGACGGTAACGCCAAAATAATCGGCAATTTTTATAAGAGACGATTTCCGTGGAGTTGCACCGTTTCCCCATCCGGTTACAGACGCTCTGGTAAAACCCAATTCTTCGCCCACGGCAGACGGAGACTTGTTAAGTTTGCTGCATAGTTTCACATAGTTAGAATAGAACAAAAATAAGCCCTCCATTTTGTGCAACACGACAAAACTTAACAAACTTTACAATTCGGCTTGACTGTTAACTTTGTTAGGTTTATAATGGGCTTGTGGCTTGAAAAACGTTACAAAAAACCAGACCCCGATACATTGTATCCGTGTCAACGCTACTTTATTGCTTGAAGGTACGGTAGTTAACGAGGCTCCGATGCTCCCGCAACGGACACCGGAGCCCCGGCAGGGACGTCGTGACGTCACCTGCAAGCACATAGTAGCATACTTTGTTAACTTTTGCAACCACAAATTTAGCCGCAGGCGGGAATACCGCAACTATTCTCGCCTGCGGCGCACCAAAAAAACAAAGGAGGGCTAAATTTGCTGGAGAGTTGGACAGGCAAGCTGGTCGGCAAGATGCACGTTCACGAAATCACATACGACGAGGTAGCGGCAGAGCTTGGCGTTTCCCGGCCTTATGTGAGTATGCTGCTGAATGGGCATCGAAAGCCACCGGACGCAAAGAAGCGTATTGAAATGGCGATTGACAGCATTATCGCCAAACGCGCCGAGAATGGGTAAGAAAAAGCCCCGCCCGGTGCTGGCACACCGAACGAGGCATCTCCGAAACATCTACCAAAATGTTCTGCGGATAGTATACCACGACCGCAGAGGAAAGGCAAGAGATTATGACGTGTGCTGAAATTGCCGTGATGTTATGGGCACGGCAGAACGGAATGGAAATTATCGAAGTCGAGTACATTCGACAGGAGGAAACGACATGAGTTGGTTTGCATGGACGCTGGCGTTTATCGGCGCGGCGTGGCTGAGCTGGGCTATCGTCAAGGGCGTGGAGGCGCTGGGGCGATGAGAGAGCGGAACAGGCGGGCGCGGGAATACTCCCGTATGTGCCGCACCAGGAGATGGTGCAGGCGTATGTGGGTAGTGGCAATCGTCCTGTGGGTGATGCTGCTGGTGTTGGTGGCGTGGTGCCTGACGTTGCCGCCGGTGCAGGAGGACGTGGTGCAGTCACCGCCCACGGCGGAGATCGCGGAGCCTGAGGCGGAGAACCTGCTGGTATGCGACATTACCGGTTATTGCGCGTGCTGTACGCCCTACGCCCACATGAACCAGCGGGACGGCAAGGTGCTGACGGCATCCGGGCTGTGGGTGGACATCGGCGAGGCCGTGGCGGTAGACCCGGACGTTATCCCGCTGGGCAGCACCGTGACGCTGGGCGGTAAGACTTACATAGCAGCCGATACCGGGGTGTACGGCTACACGGTGGACGTGCTGATGAGCCACGAGGACGCAGCGCAGGCCGGTGTTGTGAAAGCGCTGGTGAAGTGGGAATGATCGGACTGGTGAACCGGACGGCTTCGCCCTGCCAGGGCTGCCAGCGCAGACACGCGATGTGCCACGGGGAGTGCGAGGACTACAAAGCGTTCCGGAGGGACGTTGAGGCCGACAAGGCAAAGCGGTATGCATCGTACAGCGAGGCTGATTTTTACAGCATGAACAGCGCAAGGCGTGAGAACGCCAAAAAGGCGATAAGAAAGAGGGATGGAAGATGAAGGTTTATAAGTCAACAGACAAGGACATGAAGTGCCGCGGCTTTCAGTATGAGTTGGGCAAGACGGCGGAGGTTGATGGTGATATTGAGCTGTGCAAGAACGGCCTACACGCCTGTGAGATGCCGCTGGATGTGCTGGGCTACTACGCGCCAGGTGACGGTTCTCGGTACTTTGAGGCGGAGCTGGAGGATGTCAGCGACGAGAAAGGCAACGATACAGAGCGCTTCGGCAAGAAGCTGACATTAAGCGCGGAGATCGGTATTCCGGGGCTGGTCAAGGCCCAGGTTGAGTACGTTAAGGCACAGTGCGGTTTTGATAACGCAATCAAGAAAGCGAACAACGAAAAGAAAAACCACGCCACCGGCTGGAGTGGCGCAGCATCCGCCACCGGCGTGAGTGGCGCAGCATCCGCCACCGGCGTGAGTG